CTGGGAAGCACTAAAGACAGCTATGTATCTTTTCGGTTGTGTTGGTGTAGGTTTCGAAATGCCTTCTTATACCCAACATGATTTCAATAGACAAAAGCCGTGGGACGTAAAAGATAAGAAATATGATATCGCAGGCGGACATTATGTTCCTGGCATGGGCATCGATAAAGATGGGGATCTTATCATTGTCACTTGGGGCAAATATCACAAAGTGACTAGAGCTTTTTACGAGAAGTATAATGACGAAAGCACCGGCTATTTTTCAATGGAAAGATTAATAAATAAAACTTCACCAGAAGGCTTTAAAGCAGAAAAACTAATATCAGATTTAAGAAGCCTAAAAACATGGTTTGGTTACGAAAAGTACAACTTTCCCCTTGACATTGAAGCGTAAATCTGTTATACTACACTGAGTTCAATGACTACAATCAATAAAGGAGACACGTTATGAAAATATGAACCTAAATAGAAGGAACATAGATTCATGGCGAAAAAACAGAGCGGCGGCAGCAGGAAGCTGGGTCGCGGTAAGGTACGTTGTGCAGCATATAGGGCAGCAGGACGACGGGAGAAGAACAAGAAGTTGAAGTTGAAGATTCATTACGAGAAGCATCCTAACGACAAACAGGCAAAGAAAGAAATTTAGATTATGATTTGGACCACTCAACCGGTTACAGTGAGCGTATTACGTAAAGGCATTAACCTCAAGGACGTTTTACACATAAATATCAGAGTCGATGAGAAGAGTGGACCGAGTACTCGACATCAGTGGTTCTGGAAATTCAAGGACGTATTTCGTCTCATGCTTATTAATAAGACTCTGCCTGCTTGGTATTATGAATTTGATACCATGAAGGTAGAAGGGCAAAGACCAGAACTCACTTTTATTCGTGATGAAATCATTGACATGTGGTGAGAGTTAGGGCCTCTTTTAGTGCAAATCGCGGCTGGTATCCAATGCACCACCTTAATAAGGTGGGTCCTGATATATTTGAATAAGGATAGGGATGCCTTTCTAAGAGGCTCTAACTTTTACAATGGAAAATAAATTGAATGGATTTGAAGCATACCAATACTACTTGGCTCTGAGACTTCATTTCACACAAGAAAGTTTTGATGCGTTTAAATATCATTTTAAAGTAAAAGCAGATGTTGCGTCCTTCATGAAACGCAAAGACAGACTCTTTTTTGATAAGATAGCAACGCACAAGGATCCTAGAAATTTCTTGCTTGCTAACATGATCAAAAATAAAAAAACTTACATTCGTGAAATAGCTTATGGCGAAGAAGCACAAAGAGTTTACAAAAATTGGTTAAAACGGAAAGAGAGTCAATCTTACATCTTTAAAGAAGATCTATCTAAACTTAAAGAAGATTTTAATAAGAACTTTATTTGTAAGGATGGTCAACATCCTTATTTGTTGAAACAATATATGGGAGAAAGGATTACATTAGAGACGCTGTGTATTTTGTGTGACCTTACTGGTTGCCTAAGATACTGGCATAAACAATTGATTGGGGATCCTGTTTTTGAGGATTTGTATATTTTGATTATTAAGTACGCCCCCTTCATAGAATATGACAGAAAAAAGCTAATAGCAATTATCCGAAACAATCAGTAAAAGGAAGCGTAATGAAATGGACAAGTATATGGCTCACCATAATCTTTTTGGCTCTTAATATAGGAACAGCACAAGCACAAGTGGCTTCATATTATAGTTATGAAGTTGCAGGCAGAAAAACAGCAAATGGAGAGACATTCAATCCTCGACTTTTGACTGCTGCACATCCAACCTTGAAATTTGGAACTATCGTGAAGGTCAGAAATATGGCCAATAATAAAAGTGTAATAGTAAGGATCAACGATAGAGGTCCTTATATTGCAGGAAGAAATATCGATTTGTCTCTCGCTGCTGCTAAACAAATCGATATGATAAAAACAGGAGTAGCAGAAGTAGAAATAGTGATTCTAGCTTGATTTACATTATGAACGTATATAAATAACAGTGAATGGAAATGATCCATTCATTTACTAGTAAATAAAAAGGAGAATATTATGTCGGAAAAAAGACTAACTGAATCTGAAGGTTCTAGCGCCTCGACTGCCGTAGCAGTAGGTGTTGGTGCCGTTGTTGGTGCAACTATTCTAGTTGCTGCAGCACCGGTCCTTCTTCCAGTTATCGGCCTAGGTGCCGTTGCCGTTGCTGTTACCCCTCTTGTGGGTGCGGCTGTCGGTGCTGTAGCTGGCTGGAGCTGGTTTGGCAAGAAGTAATTTTGCTTTCGAGCAAAATAAACCTTGACATACTCATAAAAGTATGTTAGTATACACAATGAGAGGTGGGATGCGAATTATAAAACACCTTAAAAACGCATGCTCTTTTCTATCGGTTTAATCTAATCTTAATGTCAACTTAATCGAATGTTTATTGACTTTCACGTCAAAATGTTATAAAATACATAGATCGTAACACTCATATAAGGGAGACATAAAATGAAAGAATGGTTTAAGCCGCAAATCATGGAAACCGAGTCAGGCATGGAGGTCACGTCGTATCTTCCCGCCGAACTAGATCGTGCGTAATTTGTGCTAACTTGTTTTATTGTTTAGCATGGATAGTGAGGGATGGTTTGATCTAGTTGACATCGTCCCTCACTTTAATCTTTTATAAATACTGGATGAAGATCATCCGACCTCAATATACAGTATCAGTAGAAGTGGATTATTTTTTACCTGATTATGAACATCTTCTGCAGCAGTTCTTGTGGCAGACCCCAGATTATTGGCCAGAAATACCAAGAGTTCATAAATTTTTATTGTTCTGGCACGATAATATTGATGCCATTATACATGAAGTATTAGTTTGTCATGCATCTGAAGGAAAGTGGCGTAAAGTAGATTTTATGAGTGAAGAAGGAGAATGAAAAGACATCAAACGTAAACTGCTGAATATTAACATATTATGAAAGGAAACTAAAATGATTGGAATTGGAACACCGGACTATCTAAAGAATGAATTTGCAAAGGGTCTTGTGCAACTTGTAAACTACAACATCGACGTTGCCAAGAAGGTGACAGAGTTCAATAAGACTGCAACAGTTGAAATGCTGAAGAGCACCAAGACAGCGTTTGAAAAGTTGAACGAGCACCTCGACGAGCAGATTCGCAAGATTGATAGCTAAAGGAAACTGGGTCAGAAATGACCCAGTTTTTTTGAAAAATGAAAATTGTAGAAAAAGAATGGGCTCAAATAATGGCCATTGAGCTTTTCGTCGAAAATGTCAATTTTGGGGCTTATAATGATTATGATGGTTCTGGCCATCCAGCATGGAGATTGCCTTCTTCTGAAATTTATGTAGAAGATGATGCAATTATAATTGTTCCATCGAGTTGGCATGATCATTTCCCAAAAACAGCAACACATATAGCATGGTATAACAAATAGGAGAAGTTTGTATATGAATAAGCTGATTTTAGCTTTAGCATTTACAACAGCATTGACTACATCAGCATTAGCAGCTGCTCTCCCTTACTCGCAGTATGATGGTATCGTGTTTGCATCAGATATCAATGGACCAGATTTTGTTCTTGAGCCCAAAGATATTTATCTAGCTCTTGCGGCTCAGATTGTTGTTGATGGTAAGCTAGTTGATAATCCAAATAAGACATGGAATAATGTAAACGATCAACTTCCTGATTGGCCTATCATTGTTTACATTCCTGGTGAAAAGCATGACACTCGAGAAGTGTTTGAGAAGAAGATTCTTCTAGAAGGTTGTTCTGCTTCTATTTTTGGCAATGTTAAACGTACCGATGATGTCTGTATTCAAGTCCGTAAGGATGGTGTGGCGATTGATATTGATGGTGACTATACAGAAACACTAGCTCATCTTATATCTAATCCCAAAGCTATTGGCATATTTGGTTTATCCTTTTATGAGAATAACATCGATAAGCTAAAGGTCAACACCTTTACCTTCAAACTCAATGAATGAGATATACGCTTATGTTCATGTTACAATGAGCAATGGTGATAAGCATAAATTTACTATGAAAAACGACGAAGAACTTGGTTATACATTAAACGCTGTACAGGGCGCTGTCTTTGATGAAAAGATGATTGAAGTTCATGTTGAACCTATAGCCGAAGAATCCAAATTTAAGTCTAGAGCATTCAACCTAGTAGCCGGAACATTAAAAAAACAAACACAAACTTCAAAAACAATTAGAGGAGACCCCTAAAAACCCACAGAGTTATATAAATACTAGGTGAAAAAAATATAACATGATACAAATACATTAATACACTTTGCAATACGAAAGGAAAATACAATGAATACATTTGCACAACTAAAAAAGAACCGCACCTCAGATTTCAGCAAACTCAATGAAGAGCTGAACAAAGCTTCCGGAAAAGTAGAATATAAGAAGGATGACGAACGCTTCTGGTATCCAGCCGTTGATAAGGTTGGCAACGGATCAGCGTTGGTTCGCTTTCTCCCGGCACCTGATGGTGAGGATGTTCCATTCATTCGTTATTGGGATCATGGTTTCAAGGGCCCCAACGGACAATGGTACATCGAGAACTCCTTGACTACTCTTGGTCGTCAAGATCCAGTATCCGAGTATAACTCGACACTCTGGAATGCAGGCGATCAAGACACTGCTCGTAAGCAGAAGCGTCGTCAGCATTTTATCGCTAACATCTATATCATTGAAGACCCGGCTAATCCGGAGAACAAGGGTACAGTAAGGTTGTATCGTTTTGGTAAGAAGATCTTTGATAAGCTCTTTGCAGCCAGCAACCCGGCTTATGCTGATGTCGAGGCATTTGATCCGTTTGATCTTTGGACAGGAGCTAATTTTCGTTTGAGAATGCGTCAGGTTGAGGGTTATCGAAATTATGATGATTCGAAGTTTGAAGCTAATGGTCCTTTGTTCGACGATGACAAAAAACTTGAAGCAGTATGGAAGAAGGAACATGGTCTTCAAGAGTTCTTGGATGAGAAGAACTTCAAGAGCTACGACGAGTTGAAGATTAAGCTCTATCGTGTTCTTGGTCTTAGTGGAGCAGATCAGATCGTAATGGATCAAACTTCATCCCCAGCACCAG